TCAAATATTATTGTTAGTATAGGAGGCGAACTTTTTAAGTTCGTCTTCTTCTATTTTTTCTGTGATATCAAGGTAAGTATCTGCAGTAGTCTTAATGGTTTTGTGTCCCAATCTTTGTGAAACAAACTTTATATTTGCCCCTGATTCAAGAAGTAAGACTGCATGTGTATGTCTAAATACATGAGTACCTTTATAATCCACTCCAGCTTTTTTACAATAGTTAAGAAAAGAGTCTCGTACAGTAGATGGAGTTAAATAATTACCTAAGTAATTCTGAAAAATGATACCATCTTTATTTCTTCTGAACGTTTTATTACTTAAAAACATTTCATTTTGTTTTAGCTTAAATTTCTTTAGTTCTTTTAATAGTTGCTCATTGATAGCAATTGTACGGTAAGAAGAAGTATTTTTCAATGTAGTAAGTGTTACTTTGTTGTTATAATCTCTTTTAGTTTGTCGTTCGATTGTTATTTTGTTTTCCTCTATATCAGTCCACTTTAAAGCTAAAGCTTCACTAATTCTTAACCCGGTTTCACTAAAAAAATACATAAGCATGAAGTATAACTGGTATTCTGGGAAGCGCTGATGTTTATACGTCTTCATGAATTTTAGTAATGTTTTTAATTCGTTTAACGAGTAATATTTAACGTCTTTTTTTAAGGCCACTGAATCTTGGACTGGTACCTTTAAGCGATCTGATGGATTTTTTTCTAAGACTTCTAATTCATGTACGGCATAATGAAATATGCTTTTTAAAACTGATAAATATTTCAGTCGTGCTCCATAGGAGTATTTCAGATCTCCATTTTTATTTTTTATCTCTGAATAATGTTTAATCCACTTATTCAATTCAGAACGTCTTATTTGCATAATCCTCTTATTTTCAAAGAAAGGTAGAAGATGTAATCGGACAATTACTTCAAGTTGTACAAATGTAGACTCTTTAACATTCGACTTTTTATAATCATATAACCACTCTTTTGCAACTTTATCAAATAAGAGATTGCGATCATTTAGTGCTTGACCATAGTAAATTCGTTCTTCAACTCTGCCAGCTTCAATTTCAGCCTCTTTTTTTGTGCGAAATGTACCAATGCTAAATTCCTTTCCATTTCTAGAAACTCTAGCTTGCCATTTCCCACTCTTTAACTTTCTGAATGTAGCCATTTGTTATCACCTGTTTTCAATTATATTTAAAGGATTTAACAGAATAATCAGATTTTCTTCAACGACATAATCTCCATATTTTTCAATATACCTATCTAAAGCTTCTTGTAAAAATTCTTCAGTTACATTTAAATACTCTGCAACCTCATATCTATTTCTACAGCCATATCTATAAGCATCTACAAAACATGATAAAGGCATTATTTTATTGTGTGCCCATCCTCTTGCAATTTTTTCTTGCTTTACATTCGAAATCTTACTTTGATCAAGGATATTACCAACAGTTTTATTGTGATGACCAAGCTCTTCAGCTAAGATACATCCTTTTTCAATAAAAGAAAGGCTTTTATCAATAATAATAACACCATCTTTATATAATCCTTTAAAACCATATTGAAGATTTTTTTCTTTAACTTTAATGTCATCGTATTCTAATAGTAAGTTTTCGTAATGCATTATAAGAGTGCCCACCTTATATATTAATCTTCATCTTGAAAAATAAAATCAATGTATTTTAAAACATCCTTCATTTTCTCGTCTGTGATGTCTTTTCCTTCTAGGTGAGCTGCAATAGTTTCTATTGCTTTAGATGTTTTTTCTTTAGGTTCAGTGTCAGCTTGATTTATACCCATTATGTATTCTGGAGACGCATCAAAAAAATCTGCAAAAACTCTTACAATATCCATCTTTGGTTCAGATAAATTATTTTCATATCTAGAAATCATACTTTTACTAATTTTAGTTTGATACTTTTCATTTATTTGTTTGGCTAATTGATCGATACTGAGTTTTCTAGAAGTTCTAAGATTTTTTAGTATGGCTCCAAATGAGTGCATATTTATTTCCCCTCTTTGATATTATTCATATCTAATATACTATACCAACAATTCCTATAATGCAACAAATTCATAAAATATATTCCTAATAAGGAACGAAATTTATTGACAGATAATTTTCATTAATCTATACTAAAGTTGTTCCTCAATAGGAACGGTTTAAAGGAGGTGAAAGGATGGCGAATATTAATGGTGAAACATCACGTAGGCATCCTCCGTACAATAAAATCAAAGCGTTCTTGGTGGAAAATTACATTTCACAAAAGGAAGTAGGTTTATTACTAGCAAAGAGCCCTAGTGCGATTAATCAAAAGTTAAACGGTACAGGTGGGGATTTTTCGCTGGAAGAAGCACGTATGATGTCGAGTCATTTTGGAATACCACGTGCTTATTTTTTTGAAATTGAAGTTCCTAAAAAGGAACGAATTGTAGGTGTTTAAATGCTAAAGATTGAGTTAGACGAAATGGAGTTAAAGAAAGTTTATCTAAATCAGATAGAAGAAAAGCTTAAAGAGATAGATGCAGAACTTCTTTTTTGGGATTCAAGAGAATTAGAAAGAAGAACTTGTATGAGCTGGAATACGATTCAGAAAGAGTTCTTTTTTCATCCTAACTTTCCCAAAAGAAAAGTAGGTGGGAAATGGTACTTTCCAGCTAAAGCAACAAAAGAATTTCTTTTAAATTGGCTTGAAGAAAAAGCAATGAATTAAAGAGAAAGTTTATTAAAGGAGTGAACATAATTTATGCCCTATCTCTTACAGGTAAGTCGCCTAATGAAGGCAAAGGATGTGCTAATACATAATAATAATCTACGTCAGAATCCTGCCTTAGTTATTGCATCAGAACTTGAATACCGGAAACGTGTTTATGATTTTCAAAAGCGTAAGCCTGAAAAGGCTCTCTCTTTTTAATAGTTTTGCAGAATTTGAGGAACGAAAGTTGGTCTAAACCCGAGAGGAGGTGAAAGAGATGTTTGTAGTAATTTGTAAGGATAACAATTCCGTTCCAACCATTTCAATGTTTGATGATGAAATAGATGCATTGGACAACATCAAATATCTTGCTGAAAAAGGAGCAATGAACATTTATCTAACAACAGAAGTGCCTTTTGAAATTGAAAGAAAAGTAAATGTTAAGTTGATCTAATTATTTTTAGAAAGGAATGTTTTCATGAATCAGTTAAAAGTCATCGAGAAAAATGGACAAAGAGTTTTATTAACAAGCCAATTAGCAGAAAGTTACGCTACAGATACTAAAACTATTAATAGGAACTTCCAACGTAATACTGATAGGTATGTTCATGGTAAGCATTATTTTGCTCTAACTGGAGAAGATTTAAAAGCGTTTAAAGGGTCACGACAAATTGACGCCACCCTTAAATATTCATCTGTTTTATACCTATGGACAGAAAAAGGCGCTTTTCTTCATGCTAAATCACTTAATACGGATGCTGCTTGGGAAGTTTATGCAAAGCTAGTAGACTCGTATTTTAATAAGGTGAAAGTTTTAACTGAACATGAACAAAGAGTAGAGCTTTTACAACTGTCTCTCGAACATGATAAAAAGCTATTGGAGTTTGATCAAAGACTTATTGAGGTTGAAAACAATGTCATTAAGAAACAAATCGGTTCAAGAGTTTACAAAGTCTATGAAGATTATAACCCTAATGCTATCGGTAAAAACCTGTTATTTCCGAAAATTCATCGTAACTTTCGAGATGCTTTCGCGATACCTACATACAGGGATTTACGCAAAATTGACTTTGATGAGGCGTTAGCTTGGATTAAATCATGGAGACCACTTGTGTAAAAAAGAAAATAGCCTAGTGCTGGAACACTAGACTTAAACATAATTGATGAATTTACGTTCCTGTAAATTTTACACTATTTTCTAGTGAAAATCTATAGGAACTGTAAGGAGGCCATAATGACTGTATTTAGACAAGTTCATACAACATTTTGGAATGACGTTAAGGTTCAAGAGGAATTTACACCAGAGGATAAGTTCTTTTATCTCTATCTTCTCACTAACCCTCATACACGCCAAATAGGTGTTTATCAAATAACTAAAAAGCAAATAGCTTTTGAAATGGGATATGCACAAGAGGCTGTTAATGCTCTATTACAAAGGTTTACCGACCATCATAAATTAGTTACTTATGATAATAAAACAAGAGAAATCGCTATTATAAATTGGGGAAAGTACAATTTAGGGCGTGCTGGTAAGCCTGTAGAAGATTTAATAAGAAAAGAGTTGAAACTAATTAAGAATGTGTCTCAATTAGTTCCAATTTATAAAATGATTCAGCAGCCAAACATAAAAGATATTTTCACTGAATTCCTTGTCAATGAAGGGTTCAACGTATCGTCAACGAATCGTAGTACGACAGGTGGACAAGAAAAAGAAAAAGAAAAAGAAAAAGAAAAAGAAGAAGAAAAAGAAGAAGAAAAAGAAAAAGAAGAAATTCCATTTGTCGAGATACTCGACTATTTAAATGCTAAAGCAAATACAAATTATCGTTCTTCTTCTAAACAATCCAGAGATTATATAAAAGCTCGTTGGAATGAAGGATTTAGATTAGATGATTTTAAACAAGTAATTGATATAAAAGTGGCCGAATGGCTGAATGATAAAAAAATGAATAAATTCGTGCGTCCTAAAACGTTGTTTGGTACTAACTTTGAATCATATTTAAATCAAAAAGGTGGTGGACAAAATGAAATCGATCCAAACCTCAAAAGTCTTTCAGAAGAATACAATTTTGACTTCTGATAATCGTTGTAGAAATATCGACATTATTAACAACAGCATATGTAAACGAAAGCTTCTCATTGATGAGAATGGAAATGAATTTTGTTTTTATTGCTCTACTATTGCTGCAGAAGATAAGGAAATAAAGGATTCGGCTGAAAAAGCGTTAGAAAATGAAGATGTTCATAAATTAATGTCGGCATTTAAAAAGAAAAGTCTAATGAATAAAGATTTACATGAAGCTACCTTAGATAAGTATTATCCACAAAATGAATCACAAGATGTTGCTCTTGAAACGGTAAAAACTTATATAAATGAATTTGATTGTGAGAGAGGATTAGTTTTACAAGGGAAACCAGGTCTAGGTAAAAGCCACCTTGCATCTGCGATTGTTAAAGAATTAATTAAGAAAAAATATAGTGGAATATTTATTTCTCTACCAAGGTTGATGACGGAATTAAAAGCTACGTATAACAGGAAAAGTGCTTTGCAGGAAGTAGAGGTATTATCGGCATTACAAAATGTAAATGTTCTTGTCCTTGATGATCTTGGAGTAGAAATTGATGGAAAGAAAGATGATGCTGCTGCATGGGCAAAGGGGAAAATTTATGAAGTCGTTGATAGTCGGGTTGGTAAGTCTACTATTTATACAACGAATTTTACAGCAAAACAATTGATTGAATTGTATGGAGAACGAGATTTTAGCAGAATGGTTCAATATTGTGACTCAATTAAAATCGAAGGAAAAAACTATCGCTTTAAAAAGTTTTCATAGGAGGGAGTAATATGGGGGCTTGTGTTGATTTTGATAATACAGTCATCATTTTGGACGAGCTGAAATTTGACTGGAATGAAAGTGATCTTAGAGAGGTTATCAGTCTATATAACGAAGGCATAAAAGCTAGTAAAATCGCATTACGTTTTCGAATAACGTTAGATGATATCTTTCTTGTGCTTTTTCATTTGATGCGTGAGAAAAGGATTAAATCTCGTCCGGGAGGGTGGTTAGGGTGACAATAGATGATTTGCAAGGAATTGAATATGATTCCTGTGGGCGTATTAAATATCATCCAGAACTGCACTTTAAACAAAAATCACCATGGACGGAAGAGGATTTAGAGTATTTATGCAAATTTAATGAATTTGACCATCTAGAAACAGTAGCACTTGCATTAGGGCGAACAAAAGCTACTGTTTGTACAAAGCTTTATGAATTACGTAAAAAAGACTTAATAAAACACTATAAAAATTTGAATAAATATTGGTGACAAAACAACAAGGGGATGGCATTTATTTGAAAACAGTTCAACCTATACGTGATTTGAACAAGATTGCTGCAATGAAGGGAATTTTAAAGAATCAGCATTACAGAAATTACTTTCTTTTTCTTCTAGGAATTAATACTGGGTTACGTATTAGTGATTTACTTGGGTTGAAAGTATCTGACGTAAAAGGTAAGTCTCATTTGATTTTAAACGAGAAGAAAACAGGTAAATACAAACGATTTAAGCTGAATGAAAATCTACAAACGCATATCAGTCAATATATTCGGCAACTACATGACGATGATTTTTTATTTAAATCCTTACGGGGAAGTAAAGCAATTAAAAGAGTTCAAGCTTGGAAGATTCTTAATAAAGCAGCAAGAGAAGTTAATATTACAGAAATAGGTACACATACATTACGCAAGACGTTCGGATATCACTTTTATCAAAAATATAAGGATATAGCGATACTCCAGGAGATTTTTAATCATTCTTCACCAAGTGTAACTATGCGTTATATAGGGATTAATCAAGACATAATAGACGAAGCAGTAGACAAATTCAGTTTATAGCTAGGGGATGATGTAATGAGAGTTCATCCAGATGCAAAATGGCTTTTTTTATATAAATGGGAAGATGGACAAAAAGTTTATTCGTTTGAGCCTTTACGAAAATATCAATTACACAATCGATTGAAACAAGGGTGGAAATTGATTAGTTAGGATGATGCTGTATGAAGCTATATAAAGCGTATTGTCCGAAATGTAAGTATACAGTTTACAGCGATATTATGAAGTATAAAAAGCTAGTGTTTGTTTGTACTTGTGGTTGTAAGTGGTCACTATCTGCAGAATTTGCACAAGATATGAAATAGATTTTGTATTATGTTTCCTAAATCGATAGGAGGATTAAAAATGATTGGAGATATTCAGTTCTTAAAGGATTTGCAACAAGAACTTAGAACCCAAGAAAATGACTGTCAAGCTTCACCAAGATTTTGGGCGATTATGGACTATAAATGGGTAGTTACTGCAGAAGGGCATGAGGATAGAATTTCCTTATTTGATTCAGATGCTTGTGAAACTGTAGAGCTAAATGATTATGTAGATGAAATCTTAAATGGAGAACGTAGCGAAGATTTTACTGAAGATGAAATAGAAGAACTAAAGGATCTTCAAGAGTTTGATTCACCTAATGATGTCTATAGTTGGATTGAATCTTATGATGATGATTCAAGGTTTTATCCAATTTATGAAGAGCAGGTTTCGTTTATTGCTCCAAATACCATGTTCTTAACAAAAGCAGAAGCAAAGCGCCATCTTGAGTTAAATCATTATCACTATTCGGCTAAAGCTCATACGTATGCAATGACAGCTTGGAGAGCTCCTAAAGTGGAACGGCTACTTAAGATTTTGGAAACGTTCGATTGGAATCAAATTGAGCAATTAAAAGAAGAGAAGTCATTCTTCGTTAAAGCATATACAGAAAAGATTATGAGTGAATAGGGGAGGAATGAAGATGGATAACGAAATAAAGGAAAACAGTTGTCTGCTTCCCTTTACTATAGCCTACTCTTGATTTTTACTTTTCTTCTTATTGTATTCTGGAATTAACATTATTCCTATAAAAAATACAGCATAGGAAATCACTCGGACTTTATCATACCACTCCATATGCTGAAAAAAAGAAAGGTTAATAATCGTTGCAAGTGCACCTAATATTGCAATTGTTGTTCCTAAAACTCGTCTAGACATAAAATTCCCCTTATATGTAATTAGTTTACATATTAATACGGAATTACTTTATAAGAAGTTTCATATGTGATTGAAAATCTTTGGAATCTTAAGAATTATTGTGTTGCTTAAAAGAAAAATCCCTTCGTATTGAAGGAATTAACTTTTCTTATCTTTCTTCAGTAATTCAATAACTTTATCGAGTTTTTCTTCAACTGACTTTGAATTACTAGACTGATTCTTTAGGGAAAATACAAATTTAATAACACGATAAACACCAAATAATATTGCTAATGTGATAACAAATAAAAATAGTTGGGCTATCAGATCATCATAGTTCATTAAAAATCCCACCTGTTTTTGATAATTGTATCACATAAGATAAATGGTTTTACATTTTATTACCAGGAAACACAAGGTTGAGAGAGATTCATAGACTGAATTATGGTATTACGAATTCAGTCTATGATAATCTAATAAGCTATTTGTGCTTGTTCAATTATATTAATCATTTCATCTTTCGATATATATTGAGTATATTTTGCTTCAAGATTAGAAGTAATATATTCTACAAATTCTTTACTTTTAGCAATTTCTATTGGAGCTCTATTATCTAATGTAGATGTAATATAATTTGCGACATAGGTTTGAATCAAGGAAAGAGCAATATTTTTTACAGTGCTAGAACGGTTAATCGGACTTTTTCTTTGTTCTAAGTAATTATTATCGTAGTTAGTTTGATTTTTAATCATTCTAATATCTCTATTCATTCTCTGCAGTTCATTCAGAATGATATGGTCAGTGCTAAGTTGTTTTTGATCTATTGTTGGTACTTCGAAATCACCGAAATGCTTTAAAAAAGCAGAATAATTCTTATCTTCCTTATATTTATGGAGGGTTTGGATTATCTTTTGAGCTAACTTACCCTTAAAATCAATAATATTTTGAAATCTTAAATCCTTAGGGTAAATAAGGGTGTCGATAGAGCCTATATCGAATAAAAAGTCTGTTTGATTATCCATAATAATGACGGTAGGTTTATCAAACGTTAAACGCATACCTAATTCAAATAACACATTTGGATTACGTCCACTTATATCACAGACAACAATATCCGCATTGTAAATATTTTGAATTATATTTTTGTGTATCATATTCGTTTCACCATCAGAGTCACTTACCATCTCAGTCTTAAAAGAATAACCTTCGATACTATAAGTGGTTTCTTGAATTATTCTTTTTACATCTTGCCAATGGGCTTCTGAATAATCTCTAATGGGTGCAATAGGCATAATTAATCCACATTGAATCTTATCAAATGTTTTTTCTTGTGCATTTGTGGTTATATTTTTCTCTTGTACTTTTGTCATAACAACACCAACTTTTTTTGATATAGGTATATTATAACTTTTTATGTAAGAAGTAGTAGAAAAATGTTGAATTTAGCTAAAAACGATATAGAAGAGAATGGAGAGGATTTCTATGGCATTAACGAATAGACAAGTTAAGAACATTATATGGCATATAGAGAATAATCGCGAAATATGTGGTGAGAAAAGTACTCTAGATGATGTGCTCACCTCATTAAAGAGAAATGTTAAGGAAACAAAAGAGTAAACCAGTTGAATAGGAGGAAATGTATGTTGGAAAATAAATTGCAATTGCATTTAGCTCATCCATTCTACCAGGAAGCAAAGGAAGCATGGGAAAAGGTTAGACAAGGACAGATTTGCAAAGGTGCTGAAAAGTATCCAGAACCATTTACTCCTTCATCTTGGACAAACACTGAATTAGTTGAACATGCAATACAAGAAAATGTAGATCAATTACATTACATTTTTGGAATGAAGGAAAGAATGGATTATCAACATAATTATATTCTTAGTTTGCTAAGAGAAAATAAAGAATTAAAAGAGAAACTAATACGTTATGAATCTTAGAATTGCTAGTCTAGCCGAGTTGCAATACTTGGCTAGACATACTGATTTTAGATATTTAGCCCTTATAGAGTTTGATAGACGGAAGCAAGAAGGTGAATTATGGAGCAGTTATCAATTTATAATGAGTTAGGACATGAATTTGATCCTGTTTATTCTAAGTTATTGAAAGTGAAAGAAGAAGGAACTATCATAATTCATAACATAAAGGTCTTTCTTAATGAATTTGGTCTATATGAGATTGAAGGACAAGATGTTCATGATTGTTCGAGCGATATAGATGGATGTTACGAAAAAATTGCATTGCAGGTCTCAAAGATTGAAGAATTAAATTGTTAGGAGGTCGTTAAATGATTGAACAGTTAAGTCTTATTCCAGCCATCAATGAGGAAGAAACAAAGGCAAATGTGGAAGAAGCTCTAGTGAAATATCGAGAGTTCATGTTCAGTGTATCAGAAGAGAAGCTTCCTAAAGTGACAGCAACATATTCAATGGTATCGGCTGCTCCTTCAAATTTATTCAATTCTACGACCGAATCGGTAGCGATTGATCGTGTTCATTTAGAGCAAATAAAAGAACGGCATATTAACTGGATTCGAAAAGGTGTAAATCGATTAAATGCTCGTGAAAGAGAAATCATTATTAAACGGTATTTAGTTGATGATATGGTGTATGATTATCAGATATATACTGAAATGAACTTATCAGAAAGACAGTATTACAGAATGAAATCAAAAGCATTCTTTAAACTGGCTGCTGCACTGAAAATTGAATCATATATTTGAAAATGGCAGATAATCGGCAGAATGATGGCAGAGCATAAAGGGAAAAAGCTGATAAGATGATAGTATGGTAAATTTGATAATTTGCTAAATATATGGTTGATAAGTCTATATATTCGATATTGAGGTGGTGCTAACAATAGAGTTGGTACCATCTTTTTTTATTAAAGGCGGGCGGTGAGGATAATGAATCTTGTACAACCAATAAGAGATAAAGAATTAATCCAAGAAATTAAAGAGTACTTAAAAGAAAGAAATGAAAGAAATTATATTCTTTTTCTGTTTGGTATTAACACAGGATTGCGAATATCCGACATCCTTAACCTTAGAGTCCGAGATGTACAAGGTTGGAACGTTTTTGTCCGTGAGAAAAAAACAAAGAAACCAAAAGAAGTAAAGATGCCTCCTGAATTAAAGAAAGCCGTTAGGTCTTATGTGCAAGGAAAACCTAAATATGAATTTCTTTTTAAAAGTAGGATTGGAAAGAATAAACCCATAACAAGGGGAATGGCTTATAAGATTCTTCAGGATGTAGCAGAGGAATTTGATTTAGAACGCATTGGTACTCATTCATTTAGGAAAACGTATGGATATCATTTTTATAATCAATTTAAAGATGTTGTAGCTCTACAAATGATGTTTAATCATACAGATCAGAAAGAGACACTTCGATATATTGGCATTCAACAAGATGGTTTAAATGCGTATCAAACAAAATATAAAATCTAATCATTAATTTAATGCCTTTTTCAATTATCTACAAAAAAGAATTGTCTAATTGAAATTTTAGAGTGGTTAGAAGTACTGGTAATAAAGGATTTTTTAAGTAAGGTGAATTATACAAAATATAGTATGTAGATAATTGAATGAGTAAAATCCTTTGAAAATATAGTAAAATGTAAATATATAACTGTGTATTTTTGAAAAGGATGATTATATTGGACTTTGTAGGATTTTTAATTGAGGTGTTTTTGGGTAATGAAGTAAGTAAAGAAATGAAAGTTGCGCTAATAGCAGCTGGAGCTTCGGTATTTGCTGCATTAATCGCGTTAGTAGGAACAGTGGTAATAGGAATAAAAAATACCAATTCGGCAAAAGCAATAGCTGAAGAAAATATCAAAATTACAAAAGAACTAGCTAAAGAAAATATCAAAATCACAAAAGCAATAGCTGAAGAAAACACCAAGACAGCAATAGAGATTGCCGCAAGTACTGAACAAATTGGGAAGGAAAATATAATCTCCTTAGATAAAAGAAGACTAATTGATACAATTAGTATTCAAAGGATTGAGTGGATTAATAAATTAAGAAATGCATTTGTAGAATTTAACAAACTAACTCATACCCAAAGTATGATTATATTTGCTATTCAAATGAAAAGTTTGGACAAAAGTAGTTACGATTTTAGAGAACCATATCAAAATGTGATAGCTTCTAAAAATAATATTGAGTTATTAATCAACCCAACAGAATTTTTTTCAAAGATGCTTACATACTATTTGGATTGTACTATTAATGAAATCCTTAGTGATGACTTTAAAATGCCTAAATACAGTGAATATAAAAAGACGCTATCGTATATTCAACAGGTAATCTTAAAATCGGAATGGAAAAGAATAAAAATTGAAACAGAAAAAGGAGAAATAATTCGTGGAGCCGAAGTAGAAAATCTATTTGAAGAAATCGCCAAGAATATTGATGAAAAAAATATATGAAATTATTAAGTTTAAAGCACCAGATTTAACAGGTGCTTTTTATTATGCCTAAAGGATGTGATTAGCATGAAACTGAAAGATGGACTTACACCTGAAGCTATCAAGAAACTGAATGCTATTAAGGTAAAAGAGAAGCATACGACAAAGGAATGGGAAAATATCATGGGTGTTAATCGTGATACTTACAAAAGGTGCAATGGTGCTGTGAGGAGGAAGTAACATGTCTGTCTATACTTTAGTTGATTATGTTAAAGAGTTAGAGAGTTGTTTACTGGATGCAGGAAAGCAATTACCACTTATGAGAAATGATTTGGTTCATCTTATTGATGGTAGATTAGATGATAAGTCAGAAGAGATTGAAAAGGATTAACTGTTAATGGCTAAAGAATGGGCCAAGAAGTTTTATAAGAGTAAAGCATGGAGACAATGCCGAGAGAGCTATATCAGTAATGTGTATGGATTATGCGAGAGATGTAAACAACCGGGTAAGATATTACATCATATTGAATACTTAACACCTAATAATATTACTGATCCATATGTATCTCTTAATCATGATAACCTTGAATACTTATGTCAGGATTGCCATAACAAGGAGCACCATGAGAAGTATAGTCCTGTTCGTAGTGATGTAATGTTTGATGATGAAGGTAATCTTGTTAAGGTTGGTGTGTGGTGTGAACGAATTTGAAGTAGTTTGTAAAGTAACAAACGGAACAGTTACAACTACAGAATGTGATTATCCATATAAATATTATCCAACTGCAAGAAGATGGTTTCATGCCACTAGGGAAATGAATAATATAACTATTTATAAAGAAAAAGAAAAAGAAGAAGCATAGCCCCCCTTAATATTCAACAAGGATAACGGCACGGGGACCGAGAGGGGAGGTTCAAAGAATACACAGGTCGTTTTTGTAAGACCCCCCTCCCAAAAACTCAGCATTTTTCGAAAAAAAGGTGGTGTTTTTTATGGCGACTAGAAAAGTGCTTCCAAAAGAAAGAGCGATTAAAAAAGAGATCAAGAGACTAAGCGATATTTTCAAAGATTTAGAGGAAAATAAAAAATCGGCTGTTGAAGGGTTAATTCAAGAAGCAGCATTTATGAGAGCTACACTCGCTGAACTCAAGGAAGATATAAATACTAATGGACCAATTGATGAAATGGAGCAAGGCGAATATTCGATTTTAAGAGCGAGTCCAGCAGTTACTACTTACAATGCCATGATTCAAAGATATACAACTGTCATGAAAGAAATACTTGGTTTATTCCCTAAAGGTACCAATGTTCCTGAAGATGATGGTTTTGAAACCTTTGTGATGGACAGATGAAACGTTATCCATTGGCTTATAATCCTATTATTGATTACTACAATCAAATTCAATCTGGTGAAGTTGTAGTATCCAATAAGGTTAGACGTATTTATAAAAAGCTTGTTGATGATATAAATGATGTTAAAAGTGAATATGAATATAGCACTTCACGAGCCAATCATGCTATAGAATTTATAGAAAACTTCTGTAAGCATTCGAAAGGTAAATGGGGCGGTCAACAGATTGAATTAGAATTATGGCAGAAAGCTTTTATTGCTGCATCTTTTGGCTTCATTCATAAAATTGATGGCACTCGCAAATATCGTGAAGTACTTCTAATTGTGGCTAGGAAAAATGGAAAGTCAACGATTGCTTCAGGGATAGGATTGTATTTAATGATTGCTGATGGAGAGCCTGGTGCTGAAGTATATGCTGTAGCAACGAAGAAAGACCAGGCAAAATTAGTGTGGCTTGATGCAAAGCGTATGGTTACTAAGTCCCCAGCATTAAGGAAACGAATCAAACCGTTAGTAAGTGAGTTGAGAGCTGATGCATACGATGCTGTATTTAAGCCACTTGGTTCCGATTCTGAAACTTTAGATGGCCTTAACGTTCATGGTGCTATGATGGATGAAATTCATGCTTGGAAAGATAAAAACTTGTATGATGTTATAGTCGATGGTACATCTTCTCGTGAACAGCCTATGATATTCATGATAACCACAGCTGGTACTATTCGTGAATCTGTTTATGATATGAAGTATGAAGAAGCTGAAATGGTTCTTAATGGTTTTGATGATGAAGATGGATATAAAGATGAGCGATTTCTCCCCATTATTTATGAGTTGGATAACCGTAAAGAGTGGTTAGAAGGGGAAGAAACATGGGCAAAAGCTAATCCAGGACTTGGAACTATAAAGCAAGTAGATCAGCTACGCACTAAAGTTAATAAAGCGAAGGCTAACCCGTTGTTGGTTAAGAATCTCTTAACAAAAGATTTCAATATAAGAGAGACAGCTTCAGAAGCATGGCTTACATTTGAACAATTAAATAATAAATCCACTTTCGATATTCTTCAACTTAAACCACGTTATGGTATCGGAGGAACTGATTTGTCTAAAACAACGGACCTTACAGCCGCAAAGGTCCTTTTTATGTTGCCTGGTGATGAAACAATTTACGTTAAGCAAATGTACTGGCTACCAGAGGAATTATTAGATAAGAGAAGTGCTGAAGATAAGATTCCTTATAACTTATGGCATGATGCAGGTCTATTAAGGGTTTCACCTGGTAACAAGGTTCATCCTAAGCTAGTTACTGAATGGTATTTAGAATGTAGAGACGAATATGATATTTATCTACCTTGGATTGGTTATGATGCTTGGTCTGCTGAATATTGGGTGGAGGAAATGCAAGGGTATTTTGGAAAAGAATCAATGATACCTGTTTTTCAGGGAAAGAAAACATTATCTGGTCCTATGTATTTGTTAGAAGCAGATTTAGATGCAAAAAGAATTAACTATAATAATCATCCGATAGATAAATGGTGCTTATCAAATACAGCAGTTGAAATTGATAAGAACTTAAATATACAACCTTGTAAAACAAATAATCAGAGAAGGCGTATTGATGGTACAGCTGCATTATTAAATGCGTATGTAGTTCTTCAAGACAAGATGAATGATTATCAAAATATGATATAAGGGAGGTGAAACATTGGGGTTATTAGATTGGCTTTTTCCTAACAAGCAAAGTAAAGCAACAACTAGATTTGAAATGATTAGTGATAACGGTAATGGTTTTTATTCTTTCGGTGGCAATTTGTATAAGTCAGACATCATCCGATCCTGTATTCGTCCTTTTGCTAAAGCAAGTGGAAAGCTTATTGCTAAACATATTCTAAGCAACGAACAAACTTTTAAAATAAATCCAAATGTAAACATTAGATTTTTATTAGAAGAACCAAACCCTTTAATGAGTGGTCAGATGCTTCAAGAAAAGATTGCAACGCATTACAAATTAAATAATAATGCTTTTATTTATATGAAATACGAACATGGTATGTTAACAGAATTGTGGCCAGTTCCTTGTACGTCAGTAGAAGCAGTACAAGACAGTACTGGGGAGTTATATTTAAAGTTTTTATTTTCAAACGGAAAGTATCAAACAATTCCATATAAGCATATTATTCATTTGCGTAATGATTATAACAGTAATGATTTATTTGGAGATTCTCCAAGAGATGTATTGTTACCTTTAATGGATGTTGTAACTACTATTGACCAAGGAATTATTAAAGCTATAAAAAATTCTGCTGTAGTAAAATGGCTATTAAAATTCAAAAGTACACTACGACCAGAAGATATGAAACAACAAACAATAGATTTTACTGAAAATTATCTTTCGATTGATTCTGAAACGGGTGGTGCAGCTGCGGCAGATGCTAAATATGATTTGGAACAAGTTAAAAATGAAGCGTATGTACCAAATGAAAAACAAACTGCAGATACGGTAAAACGTGTTTACGCTTATTTTGGTACCAATGACAAAATTGTTATGAGTAACTATACAGAAAACGAATGGAATTCTTATTTTGAAGCTGAAGTAGAACCATATTCGATGCAAAATAGTAATGAATACACAAGAAAAATATTTTCAAAACGTGAGCGAGGTTTCGGTAATTCTATTATCTTTGAAGCGTCGTCTCTTCAGTATGCTTCCATGCAGACAAAAATTAATCTAGTGCAGTTTTTGGATCGAGGTGTGATGAGCGCAAATGACATAAGAAAAGTATTAAATATGCCACCTGTAGAAGGTGGGGATGAATATGTTAGACGTTTAGATACAGTTCCTATTACTGATGATAGGCAAACCGCAACTGAAGGAGGTGAGAATAATTGAAAAAGGACAATCTTAAAAGTTTCTTAGAAGTAAAAAACATGACAGAAACTAGTGCCGATCTTTATTTCTACGGAGATATTGTTTCTAGTTGGTGGGGAGCATGGGATGATACGGACCAATACCCTGAGAATGTTAAAAACTTTTTAGATTCTGCTAAAGGAAAAGAACTAAACATTTATATAAATAGCGGTGGTGGTGCTGTCTTCGCTGGTATTGCAATCTACAACATGCTGAAGCGACACCAGGGTTATAAAAGAGTATATGTGGATGGTCTAGCAGCAAGTATAGCATCCGTAATAGCGTTAGCGGGTGATGAAATCATTATTCCAGCTAATGCTTTCTTTATGGTTCACAAACCTTGGCTAAGTACATGGGGAAACGCTAACGATCTACGTAAACAAGCTGATACATTAGATGTTTTAGAAGAAGGCATGATGAATATTTACGCTGACAATCTAAATGAAAGTGTGGATATTGAAACCATTCGTCAGTTTGTTGCAGATGAAACATGGTTTACAGGAGAGGAAGCAGCAAAATATTTTGATATTCGTGTTAGCGATGAAGTACAAGCTGTTGCTTGTATATCTGAGATGTATAAAGATTTTAAAAATACACCAAGTAGTCTCATAAGCGCCAAGCAACAAAATAGTATTGATAAAACACACGAATTTTTATTCGATTTTTAGGAGGAAGTTAGAATGAATAAATTAAAAGAATTGCAAGCAAAAATTGAAGCTAAAGAACAAGAAGGTAAGGAGCTTGTTAAGGCAAAGAAATATGATGAAGCAGAGAAGATTAAAGCTGAACTAGAAGAGTTGAAAAATGAATTAAAAGCAGAAATCATGTTTGCAAAAGACGATGAAATGCATTCACTTGAAGCACAAGCCAAACTTTTAGAAAGAGCTGCTAAAATCAATGATGGTCATTCTGGAACAGTAATCAATATGTTTGGCACTGAACCGAAAGAAGAGAAGGCTTCTGCATCTAAAGAATATCTAATGGCATGGGCTAAAGATATGAAAGGTATGAAACTTACAAATGACGAGCAAGAAGTGTTTGATCGTGTTAATGATGAATTTAAGGCTGCTTTCACGCACACTACTGAAAATACTGGTATCTTAATTCCTGATACTGTCGCAGCTGGTATTTGGACACAAATTGCTGAAGATTATCCTTTATGGTCGGATGTTTCTGCAACACGAATTAAAGGTAACTTAACATATACAAAAGGAGCAGGAGCTACTTCTACTACAGAATGGTATGATGAAGCAACAGAAACAGAAGACACCGAAATGAAATTTGGTGAACTGAATTTAACTGGTTGCGAATTATCACGTTCAGTAACTATTACTTGGAAGCTCCGTGCAATGGCAATCGGGGATTTTATTCCCTATATCCAACAAACACTATCTGATTTATTAGGACAAGCATTGTCTTATGGGGTATATGCTGGTAAGGGTAAGCCTGGTACTAGTGAAGTATTTAAACCTGAACCAGAAGGATTTAAAACAGCATTAACAAAAGAATCTGGAACACCGCAAATTATCACTTATACTGAAGCAAATGGTGTTGTATATAAAGATCTAACAAAAGCAATGGGTAAAATTTATTCTAAGTATGCAAATGGTGTAACAATTTATGCGAACAATGCTACTGTTTGGGATGTTTTAGCTAATGTAGTTGATGAAATGGGACGACCAATGTTTATTGCGGATGTAATCAATGGTGGAGTTGGTCGTATTCTTGGTCGAACTGTAAAAGTAGATGCTACTTTAGCTGATGGGGAAATCGCTTTTGCTAATTTAAGTGCTGGATACAAAGCTAATATTAACGAAGATATTTCAATTACAACTGAGGAACATGCCAAAGCTCGTAAAGTTGATTATGTAGCTTATGCAATTGTGGATGGTGGTGTAATTGATACAAAAGCATTTGTCATCTTAAAAAAGTAATTAATGTTGAAGGTAGAAGCACGACCTTTAGCGTACCTACCAACTATGAGGAAATGACTGTAACTGAACTAAAAGTATTAGCAAAAGAAGTAGGGATAGTTGGTTATAGTGCTATGAATAAAGCTGAATTAATTGAAGCATTGAAGGCTACTGAATAGGTTGTTTTCAATGCTTTTTTGGTGGTGATTTAATGCTCGAAATAGTAAAAAAAGCATTGCGTATTTCTCATAATGAATTAGATAGCGAGATTGAAGATTTAATAGCTTCATGTAAAGCTGAAATGTTGATCAAAGGGATAAAGACATACCAAGACAAGGACCCATTAATAAGACAAGCTATTATTGTTTACTGTAAATCGGAATTTGGCTTGTCTAATACGGATTCGGAAAAGTATCGTATGTCATTTGATTCATTAGTCATTAGTTTGGCATTGTGTGGTGAATATAGTGTTTAGCGATATAGTATTCCTTCCAATTACAACAAGCACCGAAGATGAGTTAGGGCAAGTAACCGAAAAAGAAGATTATTCTAGAATGGTCTTTTGTGAAAAGAAATCATCTCCACAATCTGAATTTTTTCAAGCCGGTCAAAGTGGAATTAAAGCTAGTTGTGTTCTAATTATCCACTGTTTGGATTATCAGGATGAAGTGACAGTGAAGTTTAATAATAAAATCTATCATATTTATCGAACATATGAGAGAAAAGATGAAACAATTGAACTTTATTGTGAGGTGAAAATTGGTGGCTAATATTGATAACTTAGCTGATGAGATTGCTAGACAATTAGCTATTTATTCATCTGATGTAGAGGTGAAGGTAAAAGATGCAGAAAAGAAAGCTGCTAAAGAAGCTGTTTCTGAATTAAAAGCGACAAGTCCAAGAAGTCCAGGTGGAGGAGATTATGCATCGGGGTGGGGAACTGTTCAAAAAGATGGAAAAACAATTGTTGTTAATAAGAAAAAACCGCAATTAACCCATCTTTTAGAAAAAGGTCATGCAAAAGTAAGTGGTGGGCGTGTTCCTGGTAAAGCTCATATAAGACCTGCTGAACAGAATGCCATCGAAAACTTTACTAATTTAGTAGAGGATGCGGTTAGATCATGACATTAGCTAAATTAAAGAAAATATTAGATGCTACGGGTTATCCTGTGGCTTATTCGCATTTCACTGCAACATCTACAAAGCCTGTTCCGGCTCCGCCTTACATTTGTTATTTGACGCCTTATACAGCCAATGTTAAAGCAGATAACAAAGTATATAAGCGTGTGGATATTGTTCAACTCGAACTTTATACAGCAAAGAAAGATTTAGTTGCAGAAGCAAAGTTAGAAAAGATTCTTGAAGAGAATGAACTTCCTAATGATGCTATTGAAACCTATATAGAATCAGAGAATCTATTCCAACGAATTTATGAAATAAAACTATTTTAGGAGTGGTGATATATGAGTGAAAACAAAGTTGAATTTGGTTTAAGTAAAGTGCATTATGCGCCATACACAATTACTAATGGGAAAGTAACATTTGAAACACCTATTCCAATTCCAGGTGCTGTGAGTATGACTTCTGAACCAAAAGGGGAGCTTACAGAGTTTTATGCGGATAACATTCTTTACTATGTTGCGAGCAGTAACCAAGGTTATGAATCAACCTTAAATATTGCAACAATTACAGAACAGTTTGCCATTGATGCCTTAGGTGAAGAACTTGATGAAGCAGACAAAGTATTAAATGAATTAGCAGATGCACAAGGTAAACCGTTTGCTCTTTTATGGCAATTTGAAGGTGATGTAAAAGCTACTCGTCATGTTCTTTTTAACTGTAAAGCAAACAGACCAAATATCAGCGGTAATACAAAAGAGACAGGCACCGAAGTTTCACCTAATGAATTAAAATTAGTTTCCAGTCCTATTGAGATTGATGGAAAAATGATGGTTAAAACTAAAACAACTGCTGCTACTTCACCTTCTATTTATGATGCTTGGTATACAAAGGTTTATCAAAAAGAAGTTAGCCCAGGATCTTAATAGGAGGGCATAAAGAATGGAAAAGACAATTGTAATAGATGGTAAAAATGTTGTATTTAAAAGTACAGGTGCTACTCCTTTAAGGTATAAACAGCAGTTTGGTAAAGACTTTTTTGCAGAATTAGCCAAAATGGAAAAAGCATTTAATGCAAAAGAGGCTTCATATGAATCTCTTGATTTTGAAGCTTTCTATAATATCGCTTGGACCCTTGCTAAAACAGCAGATAAAGAGATTGCTTCACCGTTGGAATGGCTTGATACATTTGATGAATTCCCTATTGTTGATATTATTCCTGAACTACAGGACATCTTAGCAAGGATGCTTAACTCTAAAAAAAAATAACTAAAAACAAAGGTACATCTAGTGGAGATCAATTCTCTACAGAGATGTACCTTTTATTGTGTAAGAAATGCGAATTGAGTATTGCTGATATGGAATATATGACGATTGGTATGTGTCTTGATTATGTGGATGAATACATGGAAATGAAAAAGCCAGCTAAAGAGCGGGTTAGAAAAGCTACTCAAAATGATTTTGACAAGTTCTGAAGCGAGGTGAGAATATGGCTGGAAATATCAAAGGAATCACTATTGAAATTGGTGGAGAGACAACAGGTTTACAGAATGCCTTAAAGGATGTAAACAAGCAGAGTACTAGTTTACAAACAGAACTTAAACAGGTTGAAAGGGCTCTTAAGTTTGACCCTGGTAACATTGAGCTGTTGGCACAAAAACAACAAATCTTAACCGAAAGAATTCAAGCGACATCCGAAAAGCTAGATACATTAAAACAAGCGCAGGCACAGGTAGAAGCGCAATTTCAGAGCGGACAAATTGGAGCAGAGCAATACCGAGCTTTTAGGCGTGAGATTGAAACAACTGAAGGTACTTTAAATGGTCTTAGAGGGCAACTTCAAAATATGGCCAACGAACAACAAAGAACTGGTAATGCAACACGCGAACTTCAAGCTTTGTTTCAAGCAACCGGTACAAGTGTAGACCAATTTGCAAATGCTCTCGGCGGCCGTCTTACATCTGCTATTAGAAATGGTACTGCTACATCAGCACAACTTAATCAAGCTATTGAACGTATTGGTCAAGCTGCGTTAGGAGCTGATACAGATTTAGGTAGATTAAGAGCTGCGTTATCAAATGTTCATAATGGAGCTAGTATTGATCAGATAAGACAGGATTTAAATAGAGTATCACAAGAAGCAAATGAAGCTGAACAAGCTGTTAACGGCTTTGGTGATGAACTAAAAAATACTGTAGCTGGTCTAGCTGCTGGTGGTGGTATTGCTGGTGCTATTAGTGCTGCATTAGATACATCTTCTTTAAACACAAAGATTGAAATATCAATGGAAGTACCAGAGTCTTCAAAAGCATCTGTTAAAGACGCTATTAATACTGTAACAAGTTATGGTGTAGATGCTGAATCAGCACTTGAAGGTGTACGTAGACAGTGGGCGCTTAATAAAGATGCAAGTGATGAGTCAAACGCAGCTGTTGTTAAAATGGCAGGAACTATCGCTGCTGCTTATTCAGGGATTGATTTTACAGAGTTGATCCAGGAAGCTAATGAAATCGGTGGAGCACTCAATATTTCGAATGAACAAGCACTCGGACTTGTAAACTCTTTGCTCAAAACAGGATTTCCTCCAGAACAACTAGACATCATCTCCGAATACGGGGAACAGCTGAAAATTGCAGGATTCAGTGCTACAGAGGTCCAAAACATCCTCTCAGCTGCGGTCGACACTAAAAGTTGGAATATCGATAACTTACTTGACGGGTTGAAGGAAGGGAAGATAGGTCTTTCCGAGTTTGGATTAGAAATACCTAAAGCGATGGGAGAATTACTATCTAAAACAGATATCTCTGCTAAACAGATGCAGACATGGGGTGCGGCAGTCGCTAAAGGTGGAGAAGGCGGAAAACAAGCCATGGTTGAAGTCGCAAAGGCTTTGGCTGGTGTGGAAGATGCTACCCTTCGGAATGAATTAGGAGTGCAAATTTTCGGTACCAAATTCGAAGACCAAGGCATGAAAATTGTAGACACAATGATAAATGCTGAAAAAGGAACCGCCGATTTAAAAAAAGGAATTGATGATGTTAATTCTTCCACTGAGAAGCTTAATACAGATCCTACTGTGGCATTGAGACAAGCTTTTTCTGATTTAAAAGTAGCTCTGGAACCATTACTAACTACAATAGCTGAAGTAATCGGTAAAATTGCGGAATGGGTTCAAAATAATCCTACATTAGCTGCTACATTAGTAGCGATAGGAACAGCTATAGGTATTTTAGTTGGTGCAGCGATGGCGTTAGCACCTCTCTTTATGGGTATTATTGCAGCGTCCACACCTCTTATGGCTAGTATAGCAGCGATTGCGTTACCAATTGCAGGAGTTGTAGCGGCCATAGGATTACTTATTGCAGCAGGTGTAGCGGTATATAAGAATTGGGATGAAATTAGTGCTTATGCTATTACGATTTGGAATGGAATCAAAGATTTCCTTTCTTCAGTGTGGGACGGTATTAAATCAGGGTTTGAAAGTGCGTGGAATGGGATCAAAGATTTTTTATCATCCACATGGGATGGTATAAAATCAACTGCTGAGGCTGTATGGAATGGTATTAAAGATTTCTTTAGTCAATGGGGTTTAACTTTATTAGCTGTATTCGGAGGCCCTTTAGGTCAATTAATTGCACTTATAACAAAAAATTGGGATTCCATTAAACAAGGTACAGAAACTGCTTGGAATAATATTAAGACTTTTCTTTCCACACTTTGGAATGGAATAAAGTCTATCGCTTCATCAGTATGGGATGGTATTAAGTCTTACTTTACTACGGTATTAGATGCTTACAAAACGGCATTTACTACAGTGTGGAATGCAATTAAATCAGTAGTAGAAACAGTGTGGAATGGATTGAAATCTACAGCAACATCCGTATGGAATAGTATAAAATCATTTTTCACAACTACTTTAGACGGTTTAAAGACATCCTTTACAACTATTTGGGATGGCATAAAAACATCGGTAACAAATGTTTGGAACACCTTGAAAAGTTCTGCTACATCAATATGGAACGAAGTGAAATCGTCAATAACTACGATTTTAAATAATATAAAATCAACGTTTACTACCGTATGGGATAGTATAAAAAATACTACTTCTAGTGTTTTTAATAGTATTAAATCTACAATTACATCAATATGGACTAGTATTCAATCATCAATTACAACTATTGTTAATGGCATTAAAACAACTGTTACAAATATATTTAATTCTTTTAAATCTACAGTTACAACAGCTATGAATGGTGTGAAATCGGCGGTTGAAACTGGGTGGAATAAGGCTAAAAGCTTCTTAGATGGCATTAATCTAACTAGTGTAGGTAAAGACATAATCAGAGGATTGATAAACGGAATATCTTCTATGACATCATCAGCTATAGAGGCAATCACAGGAGTTGTGGATGGTGTTATTAATAAAGCTAAATCATTATTAGGCATTAAATCTCCTTCACGTGTTTTCATGGAGGTTGGAGAATTTACTAATGAAGGTTTTATTAAGGGGATTCAGTCAACATCTCCAGATTTAATGGGTGCAATAGATAATGCGTATGGACTGTTAGGAGATAATGCTCAGAAGATGATTGATATTGGTCCTTCTTCAACGACTAGTACAAGTAAGACAAGTATTACTCATTCTAGTCCAATTACTATTAATCTGTCCTATACAGGTGATGCTTCTATACAAGATGTTAGAAATATGGCAGATTCTTTAGAGATTGAATTAGGCAGTAGATTAAATTCGAGAAGGAGAATGAGTGGTGTTAAGGGATGATATACATTGAAACATTAGAAGGCACAAGGTATAACACGAAAAGTATAGGGATTATACCACTTAATTTTATATTGGATTCTCCTTCTCCAATTCATTTTACCGAGCAAATTGAAGGAAGAAGTGGATATCTAGATTTAGGTACTGCATTTGAAGGTAGGAAAATGAGAGTGAAGTTTTTTATTCAAGCTGTGGACTTTCATGATTATTCACTTCTAAGGAATGAAGTATTTAAGCTCTTTTATTCGCAAATGCCATTTTACTTAATAAATACTCAAGAGAAAGGCAAGAGATGGCTTGTTAAGACTGCTGCTTCATACACACCCGAAAGGCTTTCATTAGTTGCTGGCACATTTGAGATTGAATTTGTTTCTTCGTCTCCATATGCTGAGTCGGTTGGTACAACAATGGACCCATTAACTTTTGATTCTGATAAGTGGCAGTTTGGACAGAATCTTGGCTTTGATATTGGTACAGAAGCTAAGTATGCGCATAGTACAACAACTTTTCGTATTTACAACGCAAGTGATATAGATATTGATCCAAGGGAATTGCCGTTACTTATTAAGTACCAAGGTGCATCAAATAATCTAAAAATCACTAATACTACAACTGGTGATGTGTGGCAATACAGCGGTACGTCTAATACCAATGATACTATTAAGCTTGAAGGTATTAGATCGCTAAAAAATAGCTTAACGATATTTGGTGATACAAACCGTAAATTAATAACGCTTAAAAAAGGGTGGAACGACTTTACTTTATCCGGTACAAGTGGTTCTTTTTTAATTTCATTTGATTTCCGTTTCTACTATATATAAAGGATGGTGATATATTGATTGTTACTCATTTAGATGGACGAAGTGAGATGTTGACAGATTATACAACATTACAGCGTAAACGGAGGGTGAACGGTGAATATTCGCTCTCTTTTTTGTTGTTTCAAACGGAGCGTAATACACATTCGTTTGATTTGGTTGTGGAGGAAAGTTTGCTTGAGTATGATAGTCAGCTATATCGAATTAAAAAAATGACTGAAAAAATGGTCGGTAATGCTGTAGTTAAACAGATTGAAGCCTTTCACACTTTTTTTGATTTAGTGGACTTTTTTCAGTATGGAACGATTACTAATACTCAAACACTGTCTACCTGTTTAGCTTTTGCCTTAGAAGGAACTGGATACACGTATGAAGTTGTTGACTCATTCTCTAGTGCTGTTTTTGAATCATTTGGGAATGATAATTCACTTGCTTTGGTACAGAAAGCAATAAATGTATTTGGTGCAGAAGTATCCATTAATAAGAAGCATCTTAAATTTTATCAGCAAGTTGGTAGAGATACGGATATACAATTCCGTTTTAAACATAACGTTAAAACGATTGAGAAATATGTTGATACAAGTAATTTGTCCACTGTAATTAAAGGGTTTGGCAAGAAGAATGAGGATGGAAGTTATGTAACTATGGCTGAATATTTATCTCCTATGTGGGCTACATACGGTAAACGTCATGCAAAGCCTGTTTACGATGAGAGATATACGATTCAATCAGAATTATTGGCCCGTATAAAATCGGAGTTGATAGATAAGCCGCAAGTTTCATTCAAAATTGATGGGATTGAATTATTAAAGCTTGGTGTAAATACATCACAAGTAGAACTAGGTGATAGTGTATTTGTCATCTATGAGCCTTTAAATATTGATATAACATCTCGTGTCATGGAGATTGTGGACTTTCCAGAATCTAACCAATCAGCACAATATACATTTGAAAATTTTAGGAACAATTTAACTGATACTATAGCTGATTTCCAAAAGACTAAGGATAACATGGATGCTATCTTAAATGGTGAGCAGAAGCTACCTTATAACGTACTTGATGATGCAGTTATTAGAGCAACTGAAGCATTAAAATCAGCTCAAACAGAGTTAATATTCGAAAATGGAATTATTGCTGTTGATCCGACAGACCCTGATAAAATGGTTTGGTTAAATAGCAAGGGTATAGGAATTAGTGTTGATGGTGGTAAGTCGTTCAAAGAAGCAATTACAGCAGATGGCTTTGTATTATCGGCTGGTGCCATCGGTCAACTGGCTGCTAATAATATTACTGTTGGTCCAGGTACTAATTTTTATAACAGTAATTATGACCCTACTATTGCTAATAGCAAAGCTTCACAAGCGCAACAAAATGCAGACAATGCTTTAGCTGCTGCGGATCAAGTAGAACAGACTGTAAACGTGTGGAAATATCCTAATACAACGATGATTAACGGCGGTTCTATTAGAACTAATACTATTGATGTTAATAGATTAGTAGCTGGTACACTTATTGGTTTCACAATAACGACATCTCCTTCTACATCATCACCAAGAATGTTGTTGCAAGAGAATAAGCTTACATCACAAAATGGTAGTTCTAGTATCATAATTGACTCATCTGATACGACTAATATCAATAATTCTTATCCATTGATGACATTTAATACAAATGGTCAAAAAGGTTATATAGGTAAATTGTCTTCTGGAGCATTTTATATTATGAGTTACGGTAACAATATAGTTTTATCTGCAAATGAAGTAGAGATGTTCGCTAAAATGTCTTGTTATAATGCTGATGTTGGCGGCTCTTTAACTGTTAATGGTGACTCTAATGTCAAAGGAACCAAAAACGCTTCTGTCCTAACTTCTATCGGATATGTAAACGTCTCAGCATATGAGACAGCTGAGTATTATTTTGGTGATATTGGTCGTGGCAAAGTCGTAAATGGAGAATGTGCTATTGAAATAGAATCTCTTTTCAAAGAAACCGTTAATACAGATATTGATTATGAAGTATTTCTTACTCCATATGGTCTTGGACAAATCTATGTTGATTTAGATTCTATGACTCCTTATAGCTTTGTAATTAAAGGAGATGATATTCATTTTGCATATGAGATTAAGGCAAAACGTAAAGGTTATGAAACTACTCGTTTAGAACTTACTCACGAAAGCGAGGTAGATGAAATTGAAGGTTAAAATGCTTCGTGAAAATGAAGATGGATCTATTGAGATTTATTTCGCTGATATTGAAGAAAAGAAACTAATAGATACTCATCGAAAAATGAAAAGGCGTTTATCTCAAATGCCAGTTAATGATTTATCAAAGAAATCTGATTTGCAAGCAAGACAAAAGACAACAAGGTATTTACGAATGGTTAAACAAAAAATCAATGAAAGGAGCGCTGTGAATGAGTAAGTATAAAACTATATTAAATCCACTGGATAGCCAAACAAGGAAAGATATTAATGATAATTTCTCACAGATCGAACAGGATTTTGTTAATCAAAATAACTCATCAAATACAACTAAGCAAGAATTATTGCAAGAAATCAAACGTGTGGATGAAGACTCAAAAGAACGTGATGAATTTTTATCTGGTGTTAATGTACAAGATTATATTGATTCCATTAATGCGACAAAGCAATTAGCTGTAGAAGCTGCGTTGAATGCTAATGTTAAAGGTAATGAGGCTGAGCAAAAAGGCAATGAAGCAGAAACTCAAGGGAATTACGCACAGGAGAAAGGTGAATATGCTCAATCAAAAGGTGATTACGCTCATGAAAAGGCTGTAGAAGCTGCTAGTTCTGCTCAAAATGCTAACCAAGAAACTAGTAACCTTTCGCAATTGAAAGTAGATGTTGTTTCTGCTACGCAATCTGCTAATAATGCAGCTACAAATGCAGATGAAAAGGCAACTCTTGCAAATGAAAAAGCTTTGCTCGCTGAACTTGCTACGACTGCTGCTAATGCTGCAACCAGTGACGCACAATCATCTACAAGTATGATTAATTCTTTATTGCCTAACGTTCAAGGTTTAGAAAACAAAGGTACTTATTCTGCAACTGTACAGTATAAGAGAAATAACATTGTAGAATTCAACGGAAGTAGCTTCCAAGCATTAAAAGATTCGATTGGTGTAGCTCCTCCTACTTTACCTACAAAAAGCAATGCTTCATGGCAGTTAGTTGCGCAAAGAGGTGTAGATGGCTCTGGTGCGGTTTCTAGTGTAAATGGTATTGGTCCTAATAGTGAAGGTAATGTTGATTTAGGACAAATCTTTGAAAGTCCAGAAGGAGCGCAAGAAAAAATTGATTTAGCTGTAGGAGTACATGAAAAAGAGTATATGCCTCATGACAGTGGTTTGAGTAGTTTTGCTTCTAATAAAGTGGAAACAGTATATTTATCAGTTGATTTCAAGCGAGCAGACGGTAGTTTATACATGAAGAGCACATTGTCTAACCCTGATGGTAATGGTAATTACCAAACAGCAACTTGGCAGTTTTATAATGATGCTGGTACCGAAATAGTATTAACAAAAACATGGTCATTTGTGTATGACCCAGACGGAATCATAGTAGATAAGGTGGTGGCTTAATGAATATTGATTATGTATTAATGGCTCATGGTTTATTTAGTAAAAAAGGAGGTGGATCTGAACCAGCAAAACCACTACCAGAAGTAACTGATTTAACTTCATCTTCTACAGATTCAGGTTTAGCTATTTCATGGGATTGGGTTGTTCCTACTCAATCTGAATTTATGAAAGTTGAATTATATATGAGTGAAACTAAAAATATAGTTAACTCGTCTTATGAAACTTGCGTAAGTTCAGCAACTAAAATATACGAAGGTACAGAAAACGGATTAATTTATGATTCACAACAAATGAAAAACTATTACTATAAATTTTTCTGTATTTACACAACTTTCGGAGATATAGAGATTTCTAAAGGTGTAGGAGGTAGTATTTTTACAGAAATCAAAAAAACTCCTAAACCAGTAACTAACATTTCGGCTGATCCAAAAGACGGCAAAGTAAATTTAACGTGGGATAACCCTCCTTCAACAGATAATGTATATTACAAAACTTTAGGTGTTTACAAAGAAGGTTCATATCCTGAAAGCGTCTCAGACGGAATAACATTTGTAGACTCTACAGAAAACTCAATTTCTGTAACAGGATTAACTAACGATACAACTTATTATTTTAGATTTTTCACTTACACCATCAATCATTTGTATAACGAAGATGTATCGCAAGAAATATCATCAACTCCTTCTACTACTTTAATTTACGGAGTTAAAATAAACACAAAAGATTCAAACCCTTTAACGTCAGTTTCTTATATAGATAACTCTATAGGTATGATTCCGGCTTCTAGTGATTGGGACAACAAATTCCCTTTCAATGAAATAAAACCAGTTAAATTATTGGGCGGAACTGTTGTTTATGAATTAGATAAGAATGATTACAATAAAAAAACAAATGGAGAACCTTCTAGCCCTGATAAATACATGACAGGAGATATAATGGTTAAGTTTCCGAAAATTTATTGGAATATACAAAAAGAAGGAGATTATGTATACGTTAGATACTCTAGTGTTAAAGTTGATGACAGTTATGATTGTTTAGCTCATAAAAGAGGTGATATTGAAAAAGATTTTTTATATATCGGCGCTTACTTAAGTAAAGTATTTGATGATGGAGGCGGAAAACTAAAACTATGTTCATCTTCAGGAGAAGCTCCGACAGTTTCATTAACAATTGATTCTTTCAGAACTAGGGCTAAAAATAAAGGAGTCGGATACGGTTTAATTGCATATTATCAAATTTTGTTAATGCAGATATTGTATTTGGTTAGATTTAAAAATCTGAACTCACAATCATCTTTAGGTATGGGACGCGTTAGTGGAGCGTCTGTCCAAACAGGACATTTAAACGATAAAGGAATGTATTTTGGAGATAGAACATCTTCATTGATTGGAGTTAAATGCCATGGAATTGAAGATTTGTGGGGGAATAAAGATATTGTTGTTGACGGAGTACGAACAGATACTGACGCCAACGTGTTTGTTGGAACTGATAACTTTAATGATCAAGGAACTGGATATGAAAAAGTTGGAAAATCTACAGGGTTAAGCGGATATATTTCTGGAACATTAAGTACTACAAAGTCAGGTTTTTTCCCTACATCAACTAATGGGTCTTCAACGACTTATTACTCAGATTACACATCTGTCAATGGTAATACGTTGGTCAGATTTGGAGGTAATAACTCATCTGGAGATGAAGCTGGAATTTTTTGCTTAAAATCTAATTTGAGTACTACAACGACAGGAACTAGTATAGCTTCGAGAATAATTTATTTATAAGGTGGTCTAAAAAATGTTAGTTAGAGGAACTCAAAAAGAAGTTAAAGAAATAGAAGTAGGCAAAACGACTGTTTACATTAGAAAAAACATTGAAAGAATTACCGTTATAAACACTAACGATGAGGGTGAAGAAAGTAACAATTATTGGCAATATGACGAAGAGCAGTACAGCAAAGATGAATATATTGCTTTTATTTCAAAGGAAAATGAAACATTTAAACAGCGCCAGGAAACAACAGAGGCTGTATTGTCTGAAATTATATTAGGAGGAATGTAAAATGGTTATTGCTATTTTTATGGCTGGAAGAATTATTGATGGTAAAAATGAATACACAGATGTTGTAACGAAACGACCTGATTTAAAAGACGGGATTGACGCTTATCTATTCGAAAAAGGTAGAGATGATTTAATAGTAGTACAGTAAGCACCAATTGAGGTGTATTTTTTATGTCTAAAATAAAGGGGTGTTTTATGGAAAAGTTTTTTGTATCAACAATAGGCGGTTTTTTTAGCTGGTTAATTGGGGGATGGTCGTTATTACTGACCGTCCTTTTAATTTTGAACGTATTAGACTTTTTAACTGGTATGGCTGCTAACTGGGGAAACATCAATAGCAAGCGTGGTTATCAAGGGATTATTAAGAAAGGCATGATGTGGGTTTGGATTGTAATTGCTAATCTTATTTATCTTGTGCTTGCTGACCAAGGTTTAACTGTTGGACAAGTAATTCCTGATGCTGTTGTCATCTTATTTATTTTAAATGAAATCATTTCTCTAAGTGAAAATAGTGCAGTTCTTGGTGTGAACGTTCCAGAACCGATTCAACGTGCATTAGCCATTTTCCAAAAGAAAATTGAGGATGATAAGCAAAAGAAAGAAGGGGAGAAGTAATATGGATTCAGTAGTCATTTCAAGCGGTCATGCTAAATATGTATCTGGAGCAATTGGTATTCTTAATGAGGTAACAGAAGCACGTAAGGTTGTTCCACAAGTAGCTAAGTATTTGAAAGAGTTAGTTATTACTGTATACGAGTTTCACGATGATACATCTAAAACTCAAAAGGATAATATCAATACAATCGTTAAGTATCACAACAGTAAAAAACGTGATTTGGATGTTAGTGTACATTTTAACAGTGGAACAAAAGTAACTGGCGGTGTTGAGGTACTGTATTGTACAGATGCTCAAAAAACAATAGCAACTAAAGTTTCTAGCGCTATTTCTAACTCATTAGGTATTCGTGATCGTGGAGCTAAGAAGCGAAATGACCTAGGTTTTCTTAACGGAACGAAACAACCAGCCATTCTTATTGAAGTATGCTTTGTGGACGTTAAAGAAAATGCTGATGCTTACCACAAAAACTTTGATGCGTGTTGTAGAGCTATTGCTGAAACTATTACTAATAAAAAGCTACCTACTAAAGCTACAAGTAATGATGATGGAAAACGTTATCGTTTGTACACTGGAACCTTTGCAACTAAAGTATCAGCAACGGCATTTAAAGAGAAAGTAGAAAAAGAGTTTGATATTACTCTTCAAATCCGTGAAGAATAAATAAAAAAGAAAAAGCAACAATGCAAGGGAGAAAGAGAGAACATTGTTGCTTTTTCTTAATTGTACATACTAACGTTTACTAAAAAAGAGTATTTAGAAAAGGTGAAAGCGTCATCAAAAATTATTATAAAATAGTAAATTAGAGCTTTCAATCCTATATAAAGAGATAATGTGTCAGTTTGTTGAAAAGATTATTATTATTTGGTGAACATGCAAAATTCTTATAAATCAAAAGGTTTTTAGGCTTTTTATATGATGTATTCGATATTTCTTATGTTGAAAGAAATTTCACTAATACAATATCAATAAAATAATTGTGGAAAAATAATTGATTTATTTATAGGTAATAAACAAAAGCCCTTCCTTAATTGGAGGGGCTTATTTTTCGTTCAAATAATAATTTAAAAAATAATTGCACCGGTTCTTAATCTGTGGGTTAAAATATTTCGCTTCATAACAGTGTCCAGCATGATTGAAATGAAATGAAGTAAATAGTTCATCTTTTTCACCTTTTCTAATCGATATACGATTCTTTCCCATATACATTTTAACTTCTTTTAAATCCTTTGTTATCTTCTTCATAGTATCTTCAATTAAGGTTAAATAAGGTTCTTTAATTTTTATATTACTTGTATTAATAGCCTTTTTATCATTCTCTAAAATAGTAAGGATCATTGGTAAATAAATAAACTGCTCAACTATATCTCTGTCTTGATCCGATAAAAGTTTCATATTCATTACCTTCTTTTTGTCTTATTTTCTATAATTATATACGAATGTTCGTTCGATTTTAAGCGGTTGTACTTGTAATAGATATCCGAATAAATAGTATAAATAGAAATATTATCCTATGTATGTTGTAATATGTATATATAAGACAAGGGGGCTATTTTATGAAAAGGGTGTTATTACTATTAGCTATTCTTACTTTTTCATTAGTAGGATGTTCAGATGAAAAACAAAAAACTTTTGATTTTAACTTTGATCATGTATTGAAAGTAGTAGAAACTGCATATGGAAAAGAAAATATAAAAGTTGTGGATGATTCTAAGGAAAAAGGATTTAATACAATCGTTTTACCAAATAAATTAATAATCCAAGCAACAATTGATAAAGATACAAAAAAAGTTGTGGATGTTAAATCAGGAATAACTTTCGATGGATATGCTGCTGGCAACAGGAGTGATATGCTTAAATCTTTTCAAACTGTATTTAATATTGTTGATTCTGAAATGAGTATTGGTAATCGGGATAAAGTAATGAGTGATTTAAATATTAATATAGATACCGATTTCCTTAAAAATAAAGAAATCTCGACGAATAGCAATATTGATTATTCAATAAGTCCATATGATGATAATATTGTACTTTCAGCAAAACCAGGATTGAAATACGGAAAAGAATAGAATATGTTGTTTTAGCCCTGGACTTAATTGTCTAGGGCTTTTTTTCTTCTTCCATATCATATAAATCATCAACTTTAACATCTAATAATTTAGCCAGTTCAAATAGTTCATTTACAGTTGGATAGCTTTTTCCAGTACACCAGGCTGAAACAGTATTGCGACTTCGATTAAATACCTTTCTTATGTAGTCTCGTTTATAAGGAGACTCGTCAATTATTTTCCCTATATTACTTTTCAGTTTCATATATATCACCTATTACTATATTCTCTGTTGTCTGTTTTTATCCTTTCAAGAAAAAATAATGATAATAATACCGAAATTTTCTTGATAGACACGCAATAATTAGCCTAATATCCATACATTGAAATTATCAAAGAAAAGGAGAGTGAAGTATTGTGGAAGGAATATTACTGATTGGAAGCTTTGGTGCAACAATGATAACGCTAGGTTTATTAGATAATGCAGGATTTAAAATCAATAATAGTTTTCTATCATTCACAATGGAATGTGCTAAATTTGGTGGACTACTATACATTATCAAGTTAGCAAGTACACTTTTTCTCTGATAATTGGTTACACAATTTAAAAATCTGAATATTTAGCAAGCGCACCTGATGGGGTAGAAAGGGGAGTAGATAACTATCTGTCGGAGATAAAATGTAATGATAGGTACAAGGGTAATAACGCTATATATCAATGACTGTAAACTACAATGAAAATTACACCTGATGAAAATTACCGTGAAAGATAGATTGTAAACTACAATGAAAATTACACCTGATGAAAATTACCGTGAAAGATAGATTGTAAACTACATTGTTAATTACAAGGAGGATTACAATGATAGAATACTTAGCTTTGCCAGTCCTAGCGATAGGGGCAGCGCTTGTACCAAAAAGGCGCATGAAGGACATAGATAAGATAAAGAAGGTATTTGAAAATACAGGTCTAGGAATAAGAAAAGAAGAAGAGATCCACTACCCAATCCTACTTAAACAATCACATCAACAAACATATTCCACATACACTTTTTCACTTCCACTCGGTTTGTCCTCTAATAAATTTGAAGCCATTATTCCAGCAATAGAAGAAGGTCTTAATAAAGACTGTGATTTTACCTTTGAAGATGGAGTATTTAAGCTTCAAGCATTCAATTCAAAGTTACCTACAAAGTGGAAATATACAGATGAATTATTAACTCCTGGAACATGGCAAATCCCTATAGGAAAGAATCACGAAGGCATTTTATATCACGATTTCGAGAAGTACCCTCATATGCTTGTAGGTGGTGTTACACGCTTTGGTAAAACAGTATTTATTAAAGAAGCTTTTTATACTCTGCTTATGAACCAGTTAGAACATGCAGAGTTTTACTTCCTTGATTTAAAAGGCGGCTTAGAGTTCGGAAAGTATATTGGCCTTCCACAAGTTAAGGGGGTTGCTTCTGATCTACTCGAATCAGTTGAATTATTATCAGTTATTCACCAGGAGCTCAAGGACCGTGAAAAGCTATTTAGGCAGCAAGGATATACAAATATAATTGATTCTCCAATTCAAAAACGCACTTTTATCATTGTGGATGAAGGGGCAGAACTTTCACCTAATTTACTTACTGGAGGATTAAAAAAGTATGCAAATTATTGTCAGTCCACACTATCAGAGATTGCTCGAATAGGTGGAGGTATCGGATATAGGATGCTTTTCTGTACTCAGTATCCAGTGAAAGAAGCTGTACCGATGCAAATCAAAATGAATATTGTTGCTCGGTTATCCTTTATAGCTGCTGCTCAAGTTGCTTCACGAGTTATCTTAGATGAAAACGGTGCTGAAGAACTTCCAAGCATACCAGGTCGAGCGATTTATAAAATTGAAAAGAAACGTATTGTCCAGGTCCCTTATATTGACGATAAGTATATGTTTACAAAAATGGAGGAGAAGGAACATGAGATTATCAACGCAAGCAAGAACGGAAAAGTTATTAATGACGATAGACCGGTTAGGGATGGCAACAATAAAACATCTTCGTGGAATCCATGATTTGAAATCATATCGCAATGCTTGTTTTGCTCTTAAAAGACTTGAACCATATACATCCACAACGTTCTTCAATAAAGAGAAAGTCTATTATTTAAACAAGTGTGGAAGGTCTCTAATTGGATCATATAGGGACATTAAGAAATCATCCAATATAGAGCATACATTACTTAGAAACGATGCTTTTCTTTACCTTAATCGTCCTATAGATTGGCAAATAGAATCTGTTCTAGAATATGAGGCAGAACAACCTACAGCACACGGTATCGTCTTTAAAGGCTTATCTGTAGCAACTAAAAGTAAAATGGTTGCTGATGCCGTATATAAAAGAAATGGATATACTCATATTGTTGAAATAGATAATGTACGTGATATGAAAGACAATCTTAAAAAGCTCCAGTCTTATGTTGATTGCTTTAAATACATTGATACTCCACGCCTTGAAATTTTTACTACAACTATAGATCGTAAACGTAAATTCGAAAAATGGTTACTCGATTATAAATTGCGTGGTGAAGTAATTACATTTAATTCTATTCGATGACATTATGAACTTTTTTGACCTACTTATTTTAGAACTTATGTATAAATGAATAGTTGTGGAAAAATACACCATTTTAGTTGGTGGCCGATTGTGTTATTCTTTCCACGATTAAAAAAAGCAAGGTGGAAATAAAATGACAATACAGTTAAAACCTGAATTTCTAAGTGCACTTCCTGAAAAAATCAAGTGTATGGAGACCAAAGTAAACCATAGCGATGTATATGATTTCTACTTAAAGCTTATACCTCATGTTCATTACCAACTCTATTATCTTGTAGATAAACCAAACAAAGATATTACATTTGGAGATTGCACTGTATTTGATGCCTTTACGAATAAAGCATTAGATATACATTATTTAACACATGAAGATATTAATAAATTAATTCCGGATGTACAAATTGAAACAATAGATGTTTATATGGAAGTACTGACAGGAATTGGTGCTGTTTTATCGCAAACGGTTTATGGAACCACAAAATATTTAATTGATCCACGTATAATAATTGGAGCAACAGATGAGAAGTCGGATAAATACACACATTTTGTTGTTTGTATGTGTAGTCAATTTGATTAA